ACAAACAACATTCAATCAACGGTTCTACCTGAGAAAAGTTGCTTTGTCCGACAAAATCCGTGAAGTTGACGGCTGATCTACGCGCAAGCGATGTAGACATAAAGTTTTTTCGTCCTACTGTAAATTCAATTGTCTTCTTAAATTTGGTGTGACCGCGATATACGGTAACACCAGAAAGTCTTTGGTTTGCGCGTTTGATGATGTCTGGGATGCGATCCATACACGCACGCGGGCACTTTGTGTCCGAATAGTCAGCTAGTACATATGCAAATAAATCAGCTTCGTCTTGTTCTGGCAACTCCATTATTTAGACCCGAGGAAATCCGACCAGGTTGGCACCGATTCCGAATCCGGCACCGGTACGAGCCGAAGCACCTACGCTAGGGGCATAGATGTCCAGGATGGCGAACGTGGCAGTGGCGACGAGGGCGATCATTCCAACCTCGGAAACTTTGAGCGTCTTGCCAGGCAGGACGAAGGCGGCAATGGCCACCGCGAGACCCTCGAGGAGGTACTTCACAAGGCGAGTTACAAGGTCGGCCATATCAACACCGGCAGAGGGGGTGGGCTTCGGCTTAGAATCCATTTGTTTGGTTCTATAGTCCGAAGATTTTTTACATGCCACCCGAATACACCTTGTACGTTACAAGCGGCACACCAACAGCCCACACCACCCACCAAGGAACATACAGGGACAGGTATTGCAGGATCACAAAGAACACAACCGCGTGGATGGCCGCCGCCATCATCGTGGTCGGTCCAAGGGACAGGAGGACACCAGGGCACAGCAGAAAGAAGAGGTACGCGGTCGTAAAGATGTCGTACATTTATGTTCTTGCGGAGAAAGGACTTTCAAAGGAACCGATGAAAAGAGTAAATGCCTCGCACTGAACTCCCTAAGCGCGATGAGGATGGACCGATCGACTACCTCGACGAGGACCCGGAGATCCCGACCCAGAAGTACTGCGTGGTGTCCTTTATCAGCCCCGAGAAGGTGATTAAGCAGAAGGAGGAGTTTATGTTTGAGAAGTTCGTGTCGTGGATGGACTATGAGTGGAAGGTCAAGGGACTTGAGAACTTCATGGCATTCCTGTCTAAGAAGTACTCGGTCAAGATTGATGATCTGCTAAAAGATGCATCTGACTTTGTGAATGTTCGCAAGGAGGAGGTCAAGAAGACGGATATCCACGAGCAGTACCAGATCTTCCTCCTGAAGAATGAGAAGGAGCTCCAAGAGACGTACGACAACACGGTTGACTTCCGCACGAACATCCGCGGTGTCAAGGTCCGTCGCTCGTTTGCTACGGTGGAGGAGACGCAGATGTTTGCCAAGGTTCTTCAGCGTCGCTACCCGAAGGACAACCTGTACATTGGGAAGGTGGGTGCGTGGCTGCCGTGGGACCCCTCGGAACACCTGATGCCTGAGGTGGAGTATGCCGAGAAGGAACTGAACGAGCTGATGCGCAAGTACAAGGAGAACGAGTCCAACAAGGAGCTCTTCTTCGCGGAGCAGCGCGAGGAGTCGATCAAGGCGCAGAAGGAGGAGAACGAGCGTCGTCGCAAGGCAAATGCGGCCGAGAAGTCGCTGGAGGATGCCGCGGCACCGGTGCACCCCAGTGAGGGTGCGCACCGCGATTAAAAGGTGCACAATAATAAGCATGGTACGATCTGCACGTCGATCGGTAAAAGGCGGGCGTCTCCGCGTTATAACTGGAAAAGAGCTCGTTCGTGATTTTGTGGATCTGGATGACCTCAGTGTTACCGATGCTCTTGCGCTCAGTCCCAATCACATCGTTGTGTTTAACTATCTTCCGGCGACCCCTGGAAACCCGATCAGTCTTGCAGATAGCGGCACTACATTCGACAGGACCAATCATGCGTTTATTGACCCAGATATGGGTCAAGTGACGAGGGGGCACAATGTAGACTTTGGTTCAGGTAAAAGCGTTACGAGTCCGCATAACTATGCGATCTTGTCAAATCCTTCGAACAGACTATTTGTGTATACTACAGGTGGTATACAACCCGACACAAATAAGAGAGTTATTACGGATGTGATTGGATTTAGAACAATCGATGAACTTAATCGGTGGCTTGACCCTCCACCCCTGCCGCCCCCTCCACCGTCTCCGCCGCCTGCGCCTGCGCCATCGGTAAACGACGATCAGGAATACATCTACAGCGACCAAGAGGAGGATAGCGGAGGATCTATTCGCCGCCGGTCTTCTTTACCCAAACGGAAGGCGGGGCGTTCTTCTTCCTCATTGAAGTCGAGTTATACTCGTCGGCGGCGAGCATTGCGGATTGGAAAGGACGGTTATCGTTCCACAAGGAAGAGTCGCAAAGTCTGAACGGCGGATGCTCTGACGCCTTGTACCAAAAGACCTGGTCGTCAAGCTTGTTGGAGGGTACGTTGTTACAGATGACCAGTCCTTCGTAGTTTTCTGTGCACTGGTCCATGAAATCACAGAACATTTCAAACGTCGGAAACATACCTGCGTAATTCTCGTAAATTCTACGACGATTCCCCAGGATATTCTCGCGCAGAATGAAGACAAAGTCCACGTTGGTACGCAGATTCGGTGTAATACCGAGTGGGTACTGCATGGTGATGATGGTCAGCATATCAAGGTGCCGACCGTTCATGAAAACAAACCGAGTCGACTCTTCGTTGATCCACTCCTTGGCTGCGTACAGGCAGTCGTCGAGAATCAAGAACGCCCGGGGATCAAACGGTTGTCCGGAGGCTTTGGACTTCAGGAACCGTTGCTTTGCTTGAAACTGGCGCTTGATAAATGCCTGTACTTTGGTAGGCTCATATTTATCATGGATCAGCTTGGAGGGGACAAACGATTGGAAATACTCGTTCACAGCCTCTGTGGGTGAAATCACCATCCCCGCCGGAAAGGAGTCCTGAACATTGAAGAGCAGGTCACGTGCTAAGAAGGACTTGCCCGTGTCCTTCTTTCCGATGATCACGATCATAGGACTTTTCCGCGAGTCCATTCCACACCGTTCTTTGATCATGTCCATATTGAACTTCTTAAGATTGAAGTTTTGTGTCATCTTGTTCTCACTGTCGTTTATTTTTCTGCATTCATCACCGAGACATCTCATAATGGGAAAGGATCTGAGAACGACATCTGTACAGATGAAAATTCATCGTATGCCCAGACTGGACGGATCCGCGTGGTCAATGAAGACGATGCAGTCGTTCTTCCCGTGCTTGGAGAAGCTCTTCAAGACAGACAACCTGGCAAATGTCAGTGACTATGGCGTAAAGCTGGAATATCCGATTGAGGCGATTGTAGATGCAGGTCATGTGAAGGTTCAGGGGCAAACACTTCCGATCCATCGCAAGACAACCATGATTCTGTCACCGTTCAAGACGATGCGCGGTGACTATGGTTCTTTTGGTCTTCCCCATCGGACGGACATTGCCAATGACATGCAGGAGCGGATGCAGAGCCCCCACACAGCTGCTTATGTGGGTGCGATTACGTCGATCGCCCTGTCAGAGTCTGGTTGCGATCACTTTCCTACGGTGTATGGCGTGTATGTTGGTATTGCTGGGTCTCATACAATCGACATCTCGGACGACTACGAAGAGCTGACAGAGAAGGGGTGGTTTGCCGATCGGATTGGCAAAACCTTCGAACTGAAGCTGAGGACAGCGGGTCACGATGCCGAGTTCAGTCATACACGCCGTGCTCGTCTTGCCGTTGAAACTGCAGAGGACATTGATCTTGGCGATGTAGACGACGTCGATGCCGATCACGTAAGCAATCCGGATAGAGAAGGCGACGTGGAGAAGTACGACGTTGCCTCGTCCGGGTCCCCTGAGATGGAGGATGAAGAGTCCGAAGATGACGATGTATATGATATCGAGTCTTGTGGATGCTCAGACGGAACCAACGACGACGAAGGAGAAGAAGAGGAACCCGAACCGTTTGCTTGGGCTACATTTACAAATGTGCCCGTGGTCACAACTGTGATGGAGCGTTGCGAGGGAACTTTTTACCAGCTGATCAAGGAGCACCCCGAACCCGAAAAGCACACGGCTTGGATTTCCCAGGTAGTCTTTGCTCTTGCGTATGCCCAGCGCAACTTTGGATTCACGCACAATGATCTCCACGGGAACAACATCATGTATGTCAAGACCGAACAAACACACTGCTTCTATATCCACGCCGGAACTCCTTACAAGGTCCCCACGTTTGGCTACCTAATGAAGATCATTGACTTTGATCGCGCAGTTATCAATCTGCGTCTGACGGGTCTGAAGGAGGCAAAGACCTTCATCAGCAATCAGTTTCAGGAGGACGAGGAAGCAGGAGGTCAGTACAATATGGAGCCTTTTTACAACAACAAGCACCCTCACATCGGTGCTTCGTCATCATTTGATCTGACTCGTCTGGCTACGTCGATCTTCTGGGATATGTTTCCCAAAGGACCGAAGCATGAAGTTTCGCATCCGCTGTTTAGTATCCTTTTGCAGTGGATGAAACAGACAGATGGATCGTCAGTGATGTTTCGTGCAAAGATGGACAATCACGACCGCTACCACGGATTTGATTTGTACAAGGCAATTGTGAGGTATTGTGTAGACTCAGCGGTTCCTAAGAAGGAGATTAG